AATAACGGTACCGGCGCTTTCGGTGGTGCGGCGGCCAATAACAGTTTCGACCAGAACGTCGGACCCGACGCCTTCGACGGTGCTGGCGGAGGACATTTTACCGGGACAGTAACGGCTGGTACCGGTGCCCTTGTAGGGTCTAACGATACCGGAACCAGCAGCGGCGCCTTCGCGGCCTATGAGGTCCAGGCGGCTAGCGGATCTACCCCGTTGATAGATGCGTCATCGCCGGCAGGCGTGACGCTGGCGCTGAACACCGGGCAGTCCGCGACAACCGCTTCCTTCAGTCCTCCACCCGGATCTGTCCTGGTCGCCCTGGTTGCCGGGGTATCCAATAACTTTTCCGGTGTCGATACCTGGACAGCCTCGGATAGCTCGGGACTGACCTGGACAGCCCGCGCGCAGGGTACCTCCACGGTGCAGGGCGCGCAGGGCATGATCTTCACCGCCACTGTGCCCGCACCGGTTTCGCTGGCAGCAGCCCGCCCGGGCCAGACGTGGCTGCGCCGGTTCCACCACCGCCAAGTCCTGCCGCTAGCCCCGTCGGTCGCCGCTGCGGTGGTGCAGCCGCCGGTTCTGCGCGGTACCCCGGTACGGGCCTGGCGGCTTCCCGCTGCGGGAGGTAAGGTCACCCGCCGCGCCGGGACCTTCGGGCAGGCTGGCCCGCCGGTCAGGGTGCTAGCGGGGCCTGTCGCTGCGCGGCTGCGTATCCTGCCACCACGGGGGCATGTCACCAGGGCTGCGGGTGCCTATGCGGGTAGCGGTCCCCCGGTACGGCAGCTGGGCAGTCCCGTTCAGGCGCGACGGCTCCCTCAGAGCGGCGGCCGGGTTCTTTCCCGCGCTGGGACGTTCACCTCGACGACCCCGCAGGCCGGACCCCCGGTCTACCCGCTTGGCCACCCGGTCCAGGCCCGGCAGTTCCCGCAGCGCGGCGGCTGGGCAGCGGGCAGGAGCGGGACACCTCAGCCTGCCCAGCAGGTCACCGGGTCCGCCGCGCTGGCGAACAACAGCCCGCAGATCACCATCAGCACCCGCGCCGGGTCGCTGCTGGTGGCGTTGTTCACCCGGTCCGGGGGGCTGGGCACCGGGGCGCTGACCGGGGTTACCGACTCGGCGGGGAACACGTGGCGGCTCGCCACCCGCGGGGCTGTATCCGGGCAGTCCAACACCCGGGTCGAAGCGTGGTACGCGCTGAACGCCGCCCCGGTCATCTGGGTGCAGGGCCTGTCCGGCACGTCGCAGACATGGGCCTGGAACATCTCCGAGTACACGGCCCCGCATTACAACGCGCTGGACGTGGCCAGCCCCGACAGTTCCGGCCAGTCCGGTTCCGCGAACGTCACTACCCCGCCGATCACGACCAGGGGCACGGCCGACCTGGTGATCGGCGCGATCCATTACGTCCAGGACACCGGCACCACGTCCACGGCCGGGTTCACGCCGCTGAACAACTTCGACGACGGGATCGCTGGTTCGGGCCGCGGCGCCACCAAGTCGGGCGCGGCACCCGGCTCGTACAGTGTCACCTGGACGCTCGGCGCGTCGCACCCCGCAGGTACGCTCACCATCTCGTTCACGACCGGCGGGCAGTCCGGTTCCCAGGTTTACCCGCTGCATGCACCGGTGCAGGCCAGGCAGCTGCCAGCGCGCGGCGGCCGGACCGCCAGCCGCACGGGAACATTCACTTCCACTATGCCGTCGTCCGGCCCCCCGGTCTACCCGCTTGGCCACCCGGTCCAGGCCCGGCAGTTCCCTGTCCGCGGCGGCAGCGTTTCCAGCCGGGACGGCACCTACGCCGGGGCGGGGCCGGTTGTCCGCCAGTTGCGCGGCCCGGTTAAGGCTCAGCCCGCTGGCCCGTCCCTGCCGGGCAGGGCGGATAGCCGGGCAGGGACGTACGCGCAGCCAGGCCCGGTGGTGCGGGCGCTCGCGTTGGCTGTCACAGCCCGGCTGCGTACCCTGCCGCCACGCGGCCGGACCGCTAGCCGCAACGGGATCTTCGCGCAGGCCGGACCGCCGCTGCGCTCCGCGGACGGCCCGGTCCGCGCGCAATCCGCAGCCCAGCGCGGGGGACGCACCGCCAGCCGCACGGGGACGTTCAGTGCCCTGGCCCCGCAGGCAGGCCCCCCGGTCTACCCGCTTGGCCACCCGGTTCAGGCGCGCAGGCTTCCTGTCCGTGGTGGTAGCACCAGCAGCCGCGACGGAACGTACGCGCAGCCAGGCCCCGCGGTCAAACCACTGGCTGGGCCTGTCCGGGCGCAGCCAGGCCCCCGCCGTGGTGGCAGCACCACCAGCAGGGATGGCACGTTCACCCTGGTCATCCTGGGTGCCGGTGCCCCCATTTACCCGCTGGGTCACCCGGTCCAGGCCAGGCGGCTCCCGCAACGCGGTGGCGCTGCTACCAGCCGCGACGGTACCTTCGCCGGGTCCGGCCCGCCGGTCAGGCCGGCTAACGGACCTGTCCAGGCCAGGCAGCCGCTGCCGCTACACGGCCGGGCCACTGGCCGTGCCGGGACGTTCACCTCGACGGCACCACCGTCAGGCCCGCCCGTTTACCCGCTCAGCCACCCGGTTGCGGCGCGCAGGTTCCCGCCGCAGGGTGGCCGGGTCATCCGCCGGGCTGGAAGCTACGCGCAGGCCGGGCCGCCAGTCAAACCGCTGTCCGGACCCATCGGGGTGTCCCGCCGTCAGCCACCCCCGCCCACCCGGGGCAGAATCGCATCCCGGCGCGGCCCCTACGCGCAGACCGGGCCGCCGGTCAGGCCACTCGGCCACGCGCTCCGCGGCCAGCCGCAGAAACCGGTGCTGTACGGCCGGGCTGACTGGCGGAACGGTACGTACACGTTCATCCCGCCACCCGCCCTGTTCCCCGCCACCGTAACAACGAAGGTGACCGACCCGCGAGATGGAAATACCACGCTGACCGGCAAGACAGGCAGCACGGGCGTGACCGGAAAGACGGGCAGCGCGGGCGTGGCAGACCCGAGAGATGGAAGCACGAAGGTGACAGGTACGAGCGGCACGGGGAAGGTGAGCTAGTGACTGCCACGGTCTTCTGGGATTCGGTCAGCGAGCTGGCAACCATAACCGCAACGTTCGTCAACGCCTCGGGAACCCCGACTGACCCGACCGCGGTGTCGTGCGCGGTCACCGACCCGGCCGCGGCGCAGACCGTGCACACCTACGCGGGTGTCGCCCCCGCCGACATCACCAAGACGGGTACGGGCGTGTACCAGCTGATCGTGCCGTGCAGCCCATCGGTCTCAGGCATCGAGGGACTCTGGTCATACACGTTCATCGGAACCGGGACCGCATCCGACGTGCAACCAGGCACGTGGCGGGTCCTCGCAACCGACCAGAACAAGTGGTACGTCGGCCCCGAGGAACTGAAAGACCGCCTGGGCCAGTTGGATAACACGACCGATTCGCAGCTCGCATCAGTGTGCCTGGCCACATCACGCTGGGTGGATCGCTACTGTGGCAGGCATTTCTTCCGGGTCTCCGACGTGCGCACCTACCAGCCCGACAATCTGTGGCTCCTCACCACCGATGACATCGTGTCGGTCGCCACCCTGAAAGTCGACAACGACGGCGACGGCGTATACGAGACAACGTGGACGCAGGGCACCAACTACCAGCTGCGCCTCGGCCAGGGCCAGTACGACCAGGGTATCTACAACCAGCTCCAGTCAGGTGAACCGAAACCGTACACCCAGGTCCAGGTGATCGGCGGGTCGAACTTCTTCCCGTTCACCTGGCCGTACGTCCACCTCGACCGGGTGCAGATCACCGGCGTGTTCGGCTGGCCCCAGGTACCACCGGTCGTGACCCAGGCGGCGCTGCTGATCGCCGCTGACTGGTTCAAACTCAAGGACGCACCCTGGGGGGTCGCCGGGATCGCGGACCTGGGTGTGATCCGGGTGCAGTCGAACCCGTGGATCCACGAACAGCTCCGTCCGTATTGCAGGCCACGCGGAAAAGTTGGTATCTGAAGGAGAGGACATGGGAAAGCAGATCCTGAAGAAGAAGCCGAAGCCGAAGAAGCCGCAGGGCTGAACCCCCGGTGGCTGACCTTGCCCGCGTGCTCACCACGCAGAACTCCAGCGCCCTGGTCCCGGTGGTCAACCTCAAAGGCGGACGACGCGGGGGACGAGGACGGTAATGGCTGACATCAACGCCATCGCCCAGGCCCTCGCGAACCGCATAGCCACCACCGGTGTCCGCGCCTTCCCGAACGCACCCGGGCAGGTCGTACCACCAGCCGTGGTAGTGATACCGGACCGGCCCGCGATCCTGTACGGGCAGACGATGGACGGGGAAGTCAACCTGAACTTCCTCGCTATCGTGCTGCTGTCAGCGGCGAACGACTCGTCCGGGCAGACCGCGCTGAACAACTTCGTCTCATCGTCGGGTACGCAGTCGGTGAACGCCGCCGTCAACGGTGACCCGTCCCTGGCCGGGACAGTGGAATACGCGGTCGTCCTCCAGGTCGGCACGTACGGCATGATCGAATACGCAGGCCAGCAGTATATCGGGGCTACGTTCCTCGTCCAGTGCGGCGCTCACCTCTAGGAGACGAATGAAAATTCTGGTGGTGCACCCAGGGCCCCACTTCAGCGTGGCGGACGTTCACAACGGGTGGGTGGAGGCACTGCGGGACCTAGGCTGCGAGGTCGCCTCGTATAACAGCGCAGACCGGATCCAGTTTTACGGGTCGGCCCTGATCAACACCGGTGAAGTCGACCACGGGGGGCACCCGCTGGTCCGCCGGGCCATGTCAAACGAAGAAGCGGTCCGCGCTTCGATGCAGGGACTGTCGCACGCGTGCTTCACGATGTGGCCGGACGTGGTGGTGTTCGTGTCCGGGTTCTTCGTCACCCCCGGGATCATGCAAGTGATACTGTCACGCCGGATGAAAGTAGTCCTGCTTGCCACCGAGTCCCCGTACCAGGAGAATATGCAGCTGGAACGGGCGCAGTGCAGTGACGTAGTTTTGCTGAACGACCCGGTGAACATCGAGCAGTACCGGGACCTTGGGGTCGCGGTGGATTATGCGCCGCACTGCTACCGGCCCAGCATCCACCACCCCCCCGGACCGGGGGACGCCGTGAACCCTGACCTGACCGCGGACCTCTCCTTCATCGGGACGGGATTCCGGTCCCGGGTGGAGTTCTTCGAGCGGATGAACCTCACCGGCCTGAACGTGCGGCTCGGCGGCTGCTGGCTCGACATGGACGAAGACTCCCCCCTCCGCGCATACCTCGGGCACGACACCGAAGAGTGCGTCGACAACGACAAGACAGCGGACATCTACCGGCACGCGAAAGCTGGCATCAACTTCTACCGGCGCGAATACGACGCCGCAGACGACCAGCATGTCCAGCCGTACGCAATGGGGCCCCGCGAGGTCGAGATGGCCGCGTGCGGGTTGCCATTCTTGCGGGACCCACGGCCAGAAGGCGACAAGGTGCTGCACATGCTCCCGACCTTCTCCGGGCCGGAAGACGCCGGCGAGATACTCCGCTGGCTCCTGGACCACGACGAGGAACGGGCGAAGATAGCAGGCCAGGCCAGGGAAGCAATCGCGGACAGGACATTCGAGAACAACGCCAGGCGGCTGCTGAAGCTACTCGATGAGTTATGACCCTGAAGTCGTGCGTCCCCAGGCAATGCACGTGCACATGCTCCGAGTGCTTCCCGAAGAACACGCGTAATGACCACTGCTGGAACCACCGCAAAGGATGCCACCGCGGCTGCTGAGGAGGAACTATGCCGTATGCGAAACGCAAGCAGCCTGACGGCACGTACAAGGTCATCAACACCGACACCCAGTCAGTCAAGGGCACCGGGATGACCGAGGTTAAAGCCGACGCGCAACTCAAATTGCTCAACGCCGTCGAACACGACCCCGACTTCAAACCCCGCTCCACCAAGACCCGGCGTCACCCCGGCTGAGGAAGGATTACCTGTAACTCCTCCAGTGGCAAGCGTCGGCGTTCGTAAGCTTCCTTACTATAGCGAGCCGCGCATTTACGGCACTTACGCGTCCCGCGTATCGGGTGAATGTAGGTATTTTCCTCGTTCCATTCGTGCCCGTTGGGGCAGGTTTCTGCACGTGCGCCGCGCCCGCTTGTCGTAAGTGGGCTGCGCTGGAGGTTTACCCCAGCGGTGACAGCTTCGAGGTGGGCCGGGTTCTGGCAGCGGCGGTGCTGGCAGGAATTACCGCCCGGACATGACGGGTCGCGGTTGTGGCAGGTGTGGTCGACCTGTAGTCCTACGGGAATGACCCCCTTATCTAGTTCGTACGCTACGCGGTGCGCTGATTCGCGCTTCCCGTCCCAGTGGATCTGGCCGTAACCGGTTGTCTTGACGATCGTCCCGGTCCAGGGCCAGCATTCGTCGGGTCCGCGCTGGTCGACGTTCGCGCGGTACCGCACATCGTCAGGTGCGGTGCGGAGCGTGCGGACCTTAGTGCTGCCGGTGGCGTACTGGCGGTGGTAGTGCCGCTTACAGAGACCCTTACCTTCATACCCGCCAGCGCATTCGTCGTCGCTGATCTCGCACACCCGCAGAACGGGTGCGGGTTTGGGTGGGAGCGTGCCATGGCGGCGGCGGTAGTTGTAGCAGGCGTGGCAAAAGCCCCGGCGGGTGGCTTCGCGGTTACAGTCAAGTTCGATACAGTCGGACATGAGGCCAGTGTATCACATCCGAGGAAGGTAAGTAGACATGAGTCGTATCCACGGCCGCAACGGAATCGCGTACGTATCTGTCACTAGCGGAACTGCCGCGTCTCCTATGGCGTTTCTCACGGACTGGAGTATCAATTTCGTAGTCAACAAAGTTGACGTCACCGCGATGGGTGACCCGAACCTGATCTGGGTTGCCGGCCTGCCTGACGCTTCCGGTGACTTCTCCGGGTTCTACGACACCGCGACCGCTCAGACGTATGTCGCCGCAGTTGACGGTCTCCCGCGGAACATGTACTTGTACCCGTCGACGCTGGGTCCGCAGGGCACGGCGCCGGGCCAGTACTTCTTCGGTACGATCCTGCCCGACTACAGTGTGTCCGGTGGTGTTTCCGCTGCCGTGGCCCTGAAGTCGACGTGGAACGCCGCGTCGCCCATCATCCGCTATCCGTCCACGGGTATCGCCGGTACCTGATCCTAGATGCTGGATACTGGTGTGGGCCTGGCGAAGGCGGAGGTTCCGTAGACGGCGGGCCTCACACCGGCAGTACCAGCTACAGGAGAAGGGGTGCACATGGAAAACGACACCAGCGCCGAGGTCGAGCTGCTCGCGGCCGAGGTGCAAGCGGCTGCGGACCGGGAGCTGTCCGGTGAGGTCATCAACCCTGACCGGGTGGTGACTCTCGCCGGGCGGGAGTTCCGGGTCGCGGAAAAGGTGGGCCTGATGCCGCTGCTGAAGTTCAGCCACGCGGCTGAGCTGCGCGCGAACGATTCGCGTGCATATGTGGCGATGTATCAGATCCTCCACGACGTGATCATGGAGGCGGAAGACCCGTGCGGCCAGTGCCCGGGGTGCAAGGAAGCGGGCAGGGACGCGACGGCTCGTGACTGCGCGTACGCGGATGAAGGTGACTGGGAGAAGTTCGAGAACTGGGCGGTTGACTGCAAGGCCGAGGCGGACGAGCTGTTCGAGGTGGTGGAGCAGGCGATCAAGCTGATCTCGGCGCGCCCTACCGAGTCGCGGTCCAGCTCCTCGGCTGGGTCGCGGAAAACCTCCCGGACCTCGACGGGCGGCAGCTCCGGCAGGCGGGGCGGGGGATCGAATACCTCTCGCCGCGGCAGGCGTGCAACCTAGCCCTGGCGTACCTGACGGACGGGATGGAAGAGGAGCAGCGCGAGGAATTCATGGATGAGCTGTACTCGAAGCAGCCCGCTGAGGACACGGCGAAGGAGATGCTCCGTGAGCACATGAAAGCCGCTGGTATCGAGTGGGACGGGGAGGTTTAGGTGGCCCCCTACAAACTTGTCCGGGTCCGGTTCAACGAGCTGGAGGTGCAGGCGTTCCTGAACGACCCGGACGGCCCGGTCGCGCACCTGATGCGGGAACTGGGTGAGAAGGGCGCTGGTTACGCCCGGCAGAAAGTACGCAAACGTGTCGTGGGGTCGCCGGGTAAAAGCGGCCGGCCTGGCACGTCCGCACCACCGGGTAGCACCCTGGCGTCGATCGCTACGACGTTGCACGCCGGGGGCTTCCGGGTGCCGTGGGCTGAGGTGTCCGCGGACATGGTGGGCTTGTTCCTCGAACGGGGCACCAGGCCCCACTCCATCGATTCGTACGGGCCGTGGTCCCTGTCGAACTACGCAACCGGGTACTTCGGGTATCACGTCAACCACCCTGGCGCCAGACCCTTCCCGTTCCTGACGACTGCCCTGTGGGATTTGCAGGGCCAGGTCTAATCGAGGAAGCGGACATGACGTATCCCCGGGCGGCTGATACCGTCGCGGGGATTTTTTTCTCGTTCCATCAGCCTCTCCGGGGGCGTATGCGCAGTATACGTGCTGTGCGAGGGGAGGTGGTATAAAATGGCTCGTCGTCTTGGCGAGGCTTTACACCTTCGTCTCAATAGAGGCCGACGCTTCTTTGTTCCGTGCCTCGGCGATAGCGGGAATGAAGAAGGCCCTGGCCGGGGTGACGGGGAACATCAAGGTCACCGCGGACATGGACCCGAAGAAGGCCGACGCGGCGATCGCGGCGCTGAAGCTGCGGATGGAGGCCCTGTCGCAGACGCTGGCTAAGATGCGGGCCAGCGTGGACACGAAGTCCGCTGAGGCGTCGATCGTGGGGTTGCAAACCCAGCTGCATGGCCTGGCGAAGAACGTCAGCAGCATCACGTTCAACGCGGACACGTCGAAGCTGGACGCTGCGATCGCGAAGGAGAAGGCGCTTCTCCTGAAGTTGCAACGGCAGGCGTCTGAGCTGCAAATCGACGCGGACGCGACCAGGGCTGACCAGAAGATCACCGACCTGAAAGCTGAGGCGTTCCACCTCGATAAGCGGCTCAACTCCCTGAATGCCAACGTTGATATCGATAAGGCCCTGAACCGGCTGTACGCGATCGAAGCTGAGATAGCGGTGCTGGATTCCAGCGCGACGAAAATCGAGTTCGCAGCTAAGACGGTGGCGATCAACGCGCAGATCGAAGCGGTCCGGGCGCATATCCAGTCGCTGTCGCAGGAGAAGATTGACCTCGCTGCGAACGTTGACGTGAAGTCCCTGCTCGGCGCTGAGCATACGATGCTCCGCCTGGAGGCCGCGACCGGGAAGATGGCGGACACCACCGTCAGGGCGACCAAGGCGGGTGGCGCGTTCCAGGGTATCTGGACGGGGGGGTGGCTCCGCGGCGCGGTCCTGGGTATCGGGATCTGGCATATCGCCCTTGACGGGCTGCTCGAAGCGGTCATCATCGTGACCGCTTCGGCAGCGGCCCTGGCTGCTGGTGTCGCGGCGCTGGGGGAGTCCGCGCGGAACCTGGCGACCCACATGAAGGGCGTGCTGACGGTATCCTCGGCGCTGGGTGTTGACGTCCCGCCGCTGACCGGCAAGTTCGACGACCTGGCGACTGCGATGGCCCCGCGGGCTGTCGAGGCGTTCGGCGGTGCCCTGGAGCTGATCAAGACCCAGGCTGGCGGGGTGCTGTCCCGGATGGAACCGGTTGTCAGCCTGTTCGACACGTGGATCGCGAAGATCGACATCTGGGCTGCGCACGAACGTGACTTCGGCACGGTCATCAACGCGGGCCGGGAGTTCCTGGAGCAGCTCGGGAAGGCCGTCGGGATCCTGGTCGACGCGATCGCGAACCTGCTCCAGAAAGACCCGGGTATCGCGCATTTCCTGCTGGACTTCGTGCAGGGTGCGCTGCTGCTGCTGGACGCGTTCAGTAAGCTGCCCGCCCCGGTCGTGGAAGCCACCCTCGCGATCCACGGGGCGTACCTGTGGCTGAAGCTGCTCGTCGCGGTGCCGATCCTGAAGTTCGCAGCTTCGCTGGGGATCCTGTCAGCAGCGCAGCTTGAGGCGGCGGGCAGCGCGCTGAAGTTCCAGAACATCGTGAAGTTCCTGGTTCTCAACCCGTTCGGGTGGGCTACCGTCGCCGCAGTCGCGATCGGTTACCTGGGTTACCAGCTGACGCAGGCGACCGGCGCGGCGAGAAGCTTCAACGCCGCACTGGAAAAGGGGCTGAGCAGCGACACGGCCAGTCAGGCGATCACGCAGATCAGCAGCGACATCGGGTTGCTGAACCAGCAGATCGACCGGGTGCCTGCGCGTGTCGGGAACCTGGACCTGTCCGTTGTCAGTTTCGCAGCGAAAGCCGGCGCGTCGTTCAAGCAGGTCTCCTACGACATCAACAAGGGTGACATCTCGGGTGCGCTGAACGACATCGGCCGGACCGCGTATAACGCGGTGCGGGCTTTTCTCGGTTTCCAGTCGGTCGGCCCGCAGATCAAGCAGACGCAGAACGACGTGGGGGCGTTCCGCGGGGAGATCGTCAAGCTGACCGCTGAGCAGACTCGCTTGTTCCACACCACTGGCATGCTAGTCAAGGGGCACAACGACCTGCACATAGGTACGGTGTCGGTCAGTCAGGCGTTCGCGCTGATGGACCTGGCCGGGGTGAAGGCGTCCGACTCGTTCGCGGTGCAGTGGCAGAAAGTCAAGAACCTCGTCACCGGGTATGAGACCCTGTCGATCCGCGGCGGGATCCTGAAGAATTCCGTCAACGCGGTCACGTTCGCCGCGCTCCAGCAGCAGGAACGCGTGGCGCAGCTGAACACGGCGTGGGACGCGTTCTTCAACACTGTCAGCGGCGGGGAGACGGGGTTCCTGTCGTTCGCGCAGCAGACCATCGGGTTGTTCCGGGTGCTGGGCAGCAGCTCCGTGAAGATGAGCGAGTCGAACGGCAAGGTTTCCACGTCCATGCGGGGGCTCGAAAAGGCGAGCAAGGGCGCGACGGTCAGCATGACCGGGCTGAACGACGTGTCAATCAACGCGCGGGAAACGTTCCTGAAGTCCGCCGAGGCCGCGAACACGCAGATTGACAACCTGACATTGCTGGCGAACGCCGCCGGTCTGGGAGACAAGGGCACCCGGCTTCTCACCAGGTCCACCCAGGACATGGTGGCCGCGCTGCTGCCCGCGACGGGCAGGAGCAAGGCACTGACGGACGTCCTGTATGTCCTGGCGCAGCGTGGCGGCTACCAGGGTGCGAACAGTTTCAAGGCACTGTCACACTGGGTGAGCAAAGTCAAGGACCCCATGACGGAGCTGGATAGCATCACCACGACGCTGACGACTGACGCGTCGAACCTGGAAGAAGACGTGAAGAACCTGTCGATCGCGCTGGGTCAGAACCTGAACGACGCGATGGCCTCAGCGATCCTCCAGGCGACCGGCGGGCAGAAAGCGTTCGATGATTTCGCTAACGCGATGCTGCACACCAAGACGAACAGCAAGGC